ATCTAATACGTATTCCTGGAGATATTTACACGGTATAGAGAATGCCAGAATAAAGTCTAAAAATATTGATAATATCGAATATGTATATGTCCTTGTGAATCCCGCCTATCCTTCTCTGGTTAAGATAGGAATGACCATTCATGACGTTCATAGGAGAGTTAAAGGGATAAACGCTACAGCCACGGTTGAGGAATGGGTTCCGAAATTTGCCCTCCCTGTTAAGAAAGGAAAAGCTTTTGAGGTAGAACAATCCGTTCATACTTTCTTTGCTTCTTTAAGAGTTTCTTCTGACCAAGGCGGGTCTAGAGAGTTTTTTGAGGTAAGCCCTTTTACTGCTTTTGATAAGATTCGTGAGGTAGGAGCATTGTTTACTGTAGGGGAACCTGTAATTTATTAGGGATATATAAAAATCTTGCGAACTTAACAGGTGTCTGGGGAGGATATATAAAAATCTTGCGCGGCGATTCTTCGAAAATAACTTATAAAATAGTTGTTCCCTCCCTTTTTTCTTCATATATTTAGGTGTAATCAAAAAGATATATTATGAAACAGATTAAATTTTTACTTTTACTAGTACTTTCCTTATTCGTTTTTAGTTGTTCTACTCCTGAAATCGAACCTGATGTATGTTTAAACGGTAATTGCGGTGCTGAATTTTGGGTAGATACTCAAGGTCATCCTGGAACTTACCAAGACGGGCAAGGAGTTTGGCATATAAAACACGCTGGATTGAATTATTTTACTGTAAAAGGTACTGTAAATGAGTTAGATCCTCACTATGTTATCAATGGGATTCCACTGGTAAGCGTAGGTTTTGATTCTAATTTCTTCTATACACCAGGGAATGTAATATGGACTTACCCTGTTTATTCTTACTTAGGACTATGGTCTAGTAATCAAATGAACACACCTATCCCTGTCGGAACTCAGACTTACACCTTTCCACAGCTTATAGGGCAGACAAATATAATGAACCTAACAGGATATACAATTCAACGCAATCCCAATGTAAATGTGAATCACCCAGCATATAAGACGTATTTCGCTACTTACAGTAAATATACTTACAGACCTCAGCAGTCTATGACGTTTTTTACAGACTTTATAGGTAGAACAGCAACAATCTACATAGAGGTAACTCTAGGAGAAAACAAGAAAACTGTATTAAAAGAGCTAAAAGTAATGTTCGAACTGTAAGAGTTGTTTCCCAAAAAAAAAGTTCATACCTTACCCCTATATGGATTTATAAAGTATAAAGAAGTATTAATAAATTAAAAATAAAAAAATGAGAAACAAAGACTTGTTTACACAGAAATTAGAGAGATTTGAATCCGAAGTAAAGAAAATAGGGTATCATATTCATCGTAACGAGCAATCAGAAGCGTATGAAAAGGTACAGGAATTACTAGAAAAGATAGGGGATCTTAGAACTTTATTAAATACAGAATCTCAAGACTAATGAATCTTTCGGCAGAACAAATAGAAAAGAATTGGGAGAAGCATCTTAAAATTGTAGATACTTTTATAACAGGTGACCGTAGGGATAAGTTAAAAGCTCTTTACCTAGACCTATCCGATGAAATGATTATGGCTCCTGCCTCCGGAAAGACTTTCTACCATAATGCTTTCCCGGGAGGGTATATTGACCACGTTAACCGTGTTGTTCATTGTGCTTTAAAAACGAAAGCACTATGGGAAGAAATGGGTACTTCTATAGACTTTACCGATGAAGAGTTAGTTTTTGCTGCTCTTAATCATGATTTAGGTAAAATAGGTTCTAAAGGAAAACCTAATTATATTCAACAAACAGATAAATGGAGACAAGATAAATTAAATGAAATGTATACTCCTAATAAGGATTTAACCTTCATGCTTATACAAGACCGTTCTTTATTCACCCTGCAGCAATATGGTATAGCTTTAACTGAGAGAGAATTCTTAGCTATTAAATTACATGATGGATTATATGATGATGTAAACAAACCCTACTACATGTCTTTTAGTCCAGATGCTAAATTTAAAACTAATTTAGTGTATATTCTTCATAATGCAGATTTTTTAGCATCTAAAATAGAATACGATAATTGGAAACTCTCAGGAGGTTCTACAGAAAATAAAGCAGAGAAAACTAAAGCAAGTACAGGTAGAACAGTTAATGCTTCAGAAGGGTTAATGAATTTAGTAAAAAATATTTAAACAATGGAAATAGTATTATCAATTTTAGTATTAATTATTCTAGTTCTAACTTATGTGGTTTACAATTTAAACCGTAAAGTAATTAAACAGGAAGATGTGTTAGAGTACCAAGTTGACTATCTAAGAAAAGTTTCGTATCTTATTAGTGAATCAAAAATTTACGTTGAACAATTAGATGAGTCAGGAGCATTTAGATCAGATGATGAGGTAGGAGTTTTCTTTAATTTTATGAAAGAAATACAAGATACAATAAATGATTTCCGTCTCCCAGAAGAGTATGGCAAAACCACCAAATAAAGATAATTACTATTTCACACAAGAAACAGAGGATGCAATCGTAAGATATAACGCATCCTCTGATCCTGTTTTTAGAGATACGGTATTTAAGAAAGAGATATACCACCCACTTTACAAGCTAGCAGAGAATATTATACATACTTTTAAGTTTTATTACTTAGATGTAGATAGTATAGAGGATTTAAAGTTAGATGTAGTTAGTATGCTTGTAGAAGAAAAACTTCATAGATTTGACGCTACCAATGGCGCTAAAGCGTTTTCATACTTTCAAACAATAGTAAAGAGATGGCTTATAAATTATAATAATCGTAATTATAAGAAGTTAAAACAAGTAGGATCTTTTGAAGAAATGGAAGATTCTTACGAAACAGAAGGAGCACCAGATTCTGAAAGACGAATAGCCTTAGCATCTATAGTTAATTTTTTTATAGAAAGCAGTTACGACAGTATGGAGGAGCTTTTTCCTAAAGAACAAGATCAAAGAGTAGCAGACGCTATACTCACCCTATTTAGAACACGTCATGATTTAGAAATTTTTCGAAAGAAAGCTCTCTACATCTACATAAGAGAGATGACTGACTGTGAAACACCTACCCTCACCAAGGTTATATCTAAACTCAAAGAAGAATTTTATAAAATATACAAATCTTACCAAGATGCAGGATTTTCTATTCAATAAGATATAAACAGATATTTATATAATAAATAGACTATGGGATTAGATACAACAATATTCGGGAAAAAGACCGTTTCTGATGTTCTAAAAGAAATTTACGATAATTCTAAGAATAAAGAAAAACAAATCAACGCTCTTATCGGAGAGTTGAAACCTCTTGTTGAGAACATAGGAGATGCAACTTTAGTTGTTCCTATGATAAAAGAGTATTTAGAGGTTGGAGTAAAGAATGATGAACATCTTATTAAAATGGTAGCACTTGTTCAAAGACTAGAAGGTACAGCAAAAGGATCTGAAGCAGACTTCTTCAACCCAGAAGAGCTTGCAAAACTAATGGAACAGAGCGAAGAGCTTGGAAAGCAATTAGATAAAAAAGACGAAGAGTAATGGCAGTTAAGTCGCATTTTACACCCAGTAAAGGTTCTTCAGGAAGCTCTACAGGCGGTTCAGGAGCAGGGAATCAATACGGAAGAGTAGTTAGTACTATTTTATCTGCAAATGACCCTAACTGTAAAGATCCGTCCATGTTAAATGGAGTATACTATAGAGCTGCTAAAATCGCAGGTGATGAAAGTGAGATAGATACTCTACTATTTGCATACCAAGGAAGTGCGACAATAAGAGTTATTCCTATGGAAGGTGAGATGGTTCAAATAGAATCAGCTCCTGGAGCTAATAGCCAAGGAACAGTTGGTGCAACAGTCAAATACTGGACTAAAATAGTAAACGTTTGGAACTCCCCACATCATAATGCCTCTCCAGATACTAAACAAGTAGGGTGGCAAGACAGGTTAATAGGCGGAGCTAAAGAAGAAGCTAATATAAATCCACTACAAGCAGCACCGGGAGATACTTTAATAGAAGGTAGATTAGGACAGTCTATAAGGTTTGGAGGAAATAAAGGAGCAGAATCTACATTAATTGGAGATTCAAATAACGGAAGCCCTCTAATCATTATAAGTAACGGACAAATAGTTACAGATAACGGAATAGATCCTATAGAGGAGAATATAAATGATGATTTTAACTCACTGTATTTTACATCTAAACATGTAATACCTCTTAAATCTATTAATACAAAAAGAGATTCTTACGATGTACCGCCGATAACCTCAGATAAGTATTTAGGTAATCAAGTACTTTTAAACGGAGGAAGACTTTATTTTAATGCAAAAGAAGATAGTGCTTTTATTTCTGCTAAAGAATCCATAGGATTAAATGCAAGAACTTTAAATTTTGATGCAATAGACTATATGTGTGTAGATGCCAAGCAGATATACTTAGGGGTAAAAGCTAGAACAGCAAGAACAAAAGAGCCTGTAATCTTAGGAAGACAGTTAGAAAACTGGATGAATTCTCTATTAGATGCACTAAGCAGTGTAGCATCTGCATTATCATCAGCCGCTGCAGTAAGTGGAGGGCCGGTAACACAGTTAAATGCAGCAGGACCAGAACTACAAGCAGTTGTGAAGTCTTTACGAACTCAAATAAAACAATTTCAATCAAATAAAGTCTTCACAGAGTAATGGCAGATACAAAATTAACACCAGAACAATTACAAGTTCAAGCAACTGCTCTAAAAGAAGTAGCATACGAAAAACTCGCTAAAGCAGAAGAAGGTATAGAGAGAGCTAAGAAATTTGCAGCATCTCAAGGAAGACTTACTAAAGTATCTGCAGCATTAGAGAAAGCACAAGCAGCTCAAGCACAGTTTAACGAAACAAAAGCAAAATTTGAAGCGTACAAAGCTAAAGCAGAAGCTGCAGCTAAGAAAGCAAAAGAGCTTAAAAGAAAACTTGAAGAAACTAAAGCACTATTAAAAGCAGCAGGACCTTCTGCAAAAGGAATTGCAGGAGTAATTGCAGTACAGATAGGGGGAATGAGAGGAAAACTTATTGCTCAAATACAGCAAAGAGTATTAGAGTCACTAAGTAAGTTTGTGAATGAATGTCCAAATGCAAAAGAACTTCAAAAGATTATAAAAATTAAAAATAATCTCTCAAAAAATATAGGAGCTTTTCAAAAAAGAGCACAGAAGTTTAAGAGTACAGCAGGACAATTAGTAAGAATAGCAAGTACAGTTAGAGTAGCTATTACTGTTATTAAAAACATTCCAACCCCGACAGCAATTATACCTCCAGGAAGTCCAGGAGGATTAGGGGTTCCTATGAATATCCTTAATAGATACTCAGATAAGTTAATACAATTAGATAAACTTGTAGAAAAGTATACAAATGAAGGTACAGCAATACTTTCAACAGTAGAAGGGATAATACCGCCTATTGATAATATAAAAAACAGATTAGATTCAATAGATATTGCAATTCAACAATGCAGTACCGATACAGCAACGACTTTAGATTTAGCTAGTATATTAGCAACCGCACAGCCAAAAGATAATACAGGTTCAGAAGGGACACCTATAGATGTACTAACAGGTCAACCTGATCCAAAATACACTTATAGAGGGTATACTTTAGCAGTTGTACAAGATCCTAACTCTCCAAAAGTAGCTCCAAGGAGATTTGCTGTAGCAAAAGATGGAAGGGGGATAGTTGTACTAAAAGGACAGCCATCTTTTAGTTCTTCTACAGATATACTTCTAGAGGAATTGAAATTTAGAATAGATAATCAATTACCATAACATAACTATTTATTAATATGAAGTTAGATTTATTAAAAAAATTAATCAAAGAAGCAGTAAAAGAAGCGGTTCGTGAAGAATTAGCAATAGTTCTTTCTGAAGATGTAAGAACTGCCTCTAAAACTCCTATAGTACAGCATGTGACAAAGTATGCAGAACATAAACCAATAGTTGCAAAACCAGTACCTACAGGGAATCCAATTATGGATCTAATGAATGAGACAAAACATTCAATGACTCAAGGAGAATATCAAAACCTAGTAAGTGCTACATCTGATATGGTTCAAGCACCTGGATTAGGAATGAACCCAATAACAGAGAATTTCAGACAAGGTCCTGAACCGGGATTAGATATTTCACAGTTTGATTTTATGATGAGAGCAGGAGATGTATACAAGGCATCAGTACAGAAAGATAAAGAAAGATTTGGAGCATAATGGCATTTAACGTACAGAAAATACATCCAATAGATTTACAACCTAGGAAAGCAGTTGGCGTTAGTCTTCCGTTCTCCTCTAAAGCTGTATTTAACTCTACGTATACAACCCAAGAGGCACTTAAATCTAATTTAATTAACTTCTTCTTAACAGGAAGACAGGAAAGATTCTTAAATCCAAATTTCGGAACAAACCTAAGAGCATTACTATTCAACCAGATGACACCTGATACTCAGGAAGAGATCAAAATAGAAGTTAGAAGAGGAATAGCTGATTGGTTTCCAAATATAATAATAGAACAACTATTAGTTGAAGAATCTCCAGACACACATGCAGTAACAATCTACATAAAATATAGTGTAGATCAGACAAATATACAAGACGAATTGTTAATTAATTTCGAACAATAATGGCTCAAGATAGAGATATAAAATATGTAAATAGGGACTTTACTGATTTTAAGACCCAGTTAACTGAGTACGCAAAGAATTACTTCCCAGACGCTTATAATGACTTTTCTCCTACATCACCAGGTATGATGTTTATAGAAATGGCAGCATACGTAGGTGATATTTTATCATTCTATCAAGATACTCAATTACAAGAAACATATTTACAGTACGCTAAAAATCCTGCAAATTTATATAACTTAGCTTATATGATGGGATATCGACCAAAGGTAACAACAGTTTCTGAAGTCGATATAGAAGTATCATGTACAGTACCGCCAGCAGCAAACGGAGAACCAAACTGGGCAGTAGCACCTCAATTAGGAGCTGGAACAGAACTTGCATCTACAACCTCAGGACAAGCTAAATTTATTATAGATAAACCAGTTGATTTCAGCTTCTCTAGTTCGTATAATCCAACATCAGTTGCTGTTTCGCAACTAGATCCACTTACCTATATTCCTACAGAATTTATACTTAGAAAAACAGCTAAAGCATATTCAGGAGAAATAAAGCAAATTACACAAGTGATTGGTACTGTTGAGAAATTTAAAACAATAACAGTAGATGATACTGATATAGTAGGAATTCACTCTATAGAAGATGCTGACGGAAATACATGGTACGAAGTACCTTTCTTAGGACAAGATACTATTTTTAAAGATACACCTAATATAGGAGCATCAGACAGTAATGTAGCTCCTTACTTATTATCATTAGAGAAAGTACCGAGAAGATTTGTTACTAGATTTACCTCTACAGGTCAATTACAGATACAATTTGGATCAGGAGTAACAGGAACTGCAGATACAATACTAACACCAGACCCTACTAATATAGGATTAGGACTTACGCCATTTAATATTAATATTGACTATGCATATGATCCTTCTAACTTCTTAGTTACACAGACTTATGGATTAGCTCCTTCCAATACTACTCTTACCATCAGGTACATAGTAGGAGGAGGAGTAACAGCTAATGTACCTGGAAATACAATTACAACTGTAGTAAATAAGTTTCCATTAGGAAATACAACTAGACAGAATACTGTAGTATTTAATAATCCACAAGCAGCAACTGGAGGTAGAGATGGAGATACAGTAGAGGAATTAAGACAGAATGCTCTTAAATCTTTTAACGAACAAGGTAGAACAGTTTCTTTACAGGATTATATCGTTAGATCTTTATCACTACCGTCAAAATACGGTTCAATTGCAAAAGTATATGTAGCTCAAGACCAGTTATCAAACCCTAATTCTAAAGTAGATAGTATAATAGATAGTAATCCTTTATCACTTTCTATCTATACATTAGCTTATAATAATAACGGAAACCTTATACAAGCAACACCTAACCTGCATAATAACTTAAAAACATACCTATCACAGTACGTATTATTAACAGATGCTATAAACATAAAAGATGCATTTGTAGTTAATATAGAAATCGACTTTGATATAATAGTAAGACCTAACTACTCAGGTAGAGATGTCCTACTTGCTTGTACGAATAGGTTAAAAGATTACTTTAATATTACTAAATGGAATATTAACCAGCCAATTAATTTATCAAGTATATATACATTACTAGATCAAGAGAAAGGAGTACAAACAGTACAGAAAGTTAGAGTACTTAACAAAGCAGGAGGAGACTACTCAGAATATGCATACGATGTAGAAGGAGCAACAAAAAACAATATAGTATATCCTTCTTATGATCCTATGATTTTTGAAGTAAAATACTTAGATAGAGATATTAAAGGAAGAATAACAACACTATAATATGGCAGTATACAGAATATTCCCGGAAAAAGATACATTTATATCAACTGAAGCC